GGCTGGCGGGCACATCTTGGACCCGTTTGCGGGCGGCAGCGTGCGCGGCGTGGTGGCGGCCGTGCTGGGCTACCGGTACACGGGCATAGAGCTGCGTGAGGAGCAGGTACGCGCTAACGAGCTGGTGGCCGAACGCATTTTGACCGATGAGCAGCGGGAGCGCGTGCAGTGGATCATCGGTGGCTCACGCGAGCTCGACCGGCTACTGCCCGAGGGCGAGATGTATGACATGATTTTCACCTGCCCGCCATACTATGACCTCGAGGTTTACAGCGATGACCCGGCCGACCTCAGCAACATGTCATGGGATGAGTTCGCCGACGCCTACCGGGCTATAGCCCTAGCGGCGGTCCGGAGGCTTCGCCCCGGTCGGTTTGCCGCGTACGTAGTGGGCGACGTGCGCGACAGGCGTGGACTGTTTCGCGGGCTCGTGCCGCTAACTATACGGGCGCTCGAGGAGGCCGGGGCTGCCTACTACAACGAGGCCGTCTATGTTATGCCCGTTTCTGGTGTGCGCATGCGAGCGGCTCATCATTTCCGAGCCAGCCGCAAACTGGCGCGTGTCCACCAGTCCGTCGTCGTGGGCTATTACGGCGACCCCCGGCCTGAGTCAATCCGCGCTGCTCTAGGCGATCCTGAGGGTGTAACGGACACCGATGCGGAGGCGGCAGATGGCGAGTAGCGTGCTGGTTCGGCGAGGGGCTGGTTCGCGTGGCTCCTCGCCGCGCATAATAGGGCTATGCCGGGGTTGAGGCGGCCGGGCGAGCGATCGCCGACGGAGGTGCGCCGCGTCCAGGCGCGCGAGCGCGAGCGGCGCGTGCTGGAGCTGCGCCTCGCCGGCATGTCGTTTGAGCGCATCGCGCGCGAGGTCGGCTACAATCACGGGGCCAGCGCCCGTAAAGCCTTGCTGCGTGCCCTGGAGCGCGAGCAGGAGGAGATTAGCAAGCTGGCCCGGCGGCTACTCTACGAGGATCTCATGCGCCTCGATCGGCTGCTCCTCACTGTGTGGCCCCGGGCTCTGCAAGGGGACCTCGAGGCCCTGCGCGAGGTGCGGGCGATCATCTCGCAGCGGGCCAAGCTCCTCGGCATTGAGCGCGTGGGTCTGCAGATTAGCGGGCCCGGCGGCGGGCCTGTGGAGGTCGAGCACAGGGGCGCCGTGACCATATATGTGCCCGACAACGGCCGGGCGCAGGCGCAGGAGGGGGCGGCTGATGGCGGCGACGGCAGCCAGCCGGATTCTGAGGCCTAATCCGGGGCCACAGGAGGCGTTCCTGGCCTCGCCGGCCGACATTGCCATCTACGGCGGGGCAGCCGGCGGCGGCAAAACGTGGGCGCTACTCGTGGACCCGCTGCGCTGGACGCACATGCCACAGTTCCGGGCCGTGTTTTTCCGGCGGACCTATCCGCAAATTACCGAGGCCGGCGGTCCGTGGGACCAGGCCGTCGAGCTGTATCCGCCCACGGGTGCCCGGGCTCGGCGTATGGACTGGATCTGGCCGAGCGGGGCGCGCGTAGAGTTTCGGCACATACAGCGGGAGAGCGACGTGCACAGCTACGACGGCGCCCAGATCGCCGTTGAGCTGTTCGACGAGCTGGCCCATTTTTCGGCGAGGCAGTTTTGGTATCTGCAGTCGCGCCTCCGCACGCTGGCCCCTATGCGCCCCTACCTCCGCGCCAGCACCAACCCAACCGACCCCGATCACTGGCTGTATAGGCTCATCTCGTGGTGGATCGCCGATGACGGTTTCCCCGACCCCTCGAGGGCCGGCGTGCTGCGCTGGTTCGTGCGAGACGGCGACGAGCTGCTGTGGGCCGACTCGCCCGAGGAGCTGGAGCGTTACGGCAAGCCGACCACCCTGGCGTTTTATCCAGCGCGCCTTGAGCACAACCCACACCTCCTGGAGCACGACCCGGAGTATATAAACCGCCTTCGCAGCCTGCCGCGCATCGAGCGCGAGCGGCTGCTGCTCGGTAACTGGCACGTGCGGCCAGTAGCGGGCGCGTACTTCCAGCGGCGCTGGCTGGCCGAGGTACTGCCGGGCCCACCCGAGGACCTCGAGGCCGTGGCCCGCTATTGGGACCGGGCCGCCACGGTGCCCACGGCGGCCAACCCCGACCCCGACTGGACGGCCGGCGTGCTGATGGGTCGGCACAAAAACGGGGGCATCGTGGTGTTGCATGCGGTGCGCATGCGCGGGACACCGGCGCAGGTGGCGGCGGCTATCCGCAACGTGGGGCAGGCCGACCTCGAGCGCTTGGGCGAGCGCTACCGGTTGGGTCTCGAGGTGGACCCGGGTCAGGCTGGCGTAGCTGAGCGCATGTATCTGGCCCGTGAGCTGGCCGGGCTGCCCATACACTGGCTGCGGCCGTGGGGGAGTAAGGAAGTTAGGTTTCAGCCGTTTAGCGCCGCGGCCGAGGCCGGCAACGTGCAGGCCGTGCGGGGCGAGTGGCTGGAGCCGTGGATCCGCCAGCTAGAGGCGTTCCCGGAGGGCTCGCACGACGACCTGGTGGACGCCACGTCGGGCGCCTATCGGCTCCTGGTCGAGGGCGGGGTACGCTGGGATGTAGAGGGTGAGGAGGTCTGAGGCAATGGCAGAGATTGAGGTTAGCGGCGAGGTGATCTACGGCGGCGGCCCTACGCTGGAGCTGCGCGTTGAGGCCGTGGAGACGCCGGCCACACGCACGGGCGACGAGGCGCTGGCGATCGTAGCGGCGCCGGTGCGCATGTCGGAGCTGATCGAGCTGTGGACGGCGAGCCCCTGGCTGGCCGGTGTAGGTAAGCTGATCCGCGATGCCATAGGCGGTGCGCGGCTCACGCTCGAGGCCACGGTGGACAGCCCTGACGAGGCGCAGCGGGAGCGGGCCCTCGAGTGGCTCATGCGGCCGAGCATCGCCGTGGACGGCCAGAGCGAGCTCGACGTGCACGAGTTCCTGGCGGCCGCGTTCCTGCACGAGGACCAAACTGGCAACGTGTTCGTCGAGATATTGCGGGCTAAAAACGGGCTGCCGGGCGGGTTTGCGTTGATCCCGCCGCAGTTTGTTTGGTTCGAGTTCGACCGAGGGCGCCGGGCCTGGCAGCTGCACATGCGCACGCCTTACGGCGACGAGGCCGTATTTGTCCCGTTTGGCAAGCGCGAGTCCGGCGAGGAGCGCCATGAGTACCTGCACCGGCGCCGGCCAAATCTCGTGAGTAGCATCTGGGGGCTGCCGGACTGGATCGAGGCCCGCGAGAGCGTCGAGGTCGACATCGAGCACCGCAGGTACTTGCTGCGGTTTTTCCAGCATGACACGAGCCCGCGGCGCATCATCTGGGCCACGCAGGACCCGGCCTGGGCCCAGTCGGGCACGCTGCCGAGTCTTGAGCAGGTGCGCGAGGTGCGGCGGTTTATCGCCAGCTTCATGGCCGCGAACAGGGGGCAGGCCAGCGGCCGCACGCTCGTGCTCACTGTCCCCGGCGGCGTGCTGATCCAGGAGCTGCCGTTGGCCGCAAAAACGGACGACCCGACGTTCGAAAAGGCCGCGAAGGCCGCCAGGGATGAGATTCTGGCCGTGCGCCGCGTGAGTATGATTGACCTCGGGCTACCCGAGGGCGGATACCGGGCTACGGCGGAGACGCAGAGCCGGTCGTTTAGGGACCAGGTGCTCAAGCCCGCCGCGCGTGGGGTGCTCCGGCTCATTAACCGCGTGCTGCGCGCGCCGGAGCCGGTTGGTCTCGGGATCACTGACTGGCGCGCCGAGCTGGAGTTTGAGCGCGTCGAGGAGGTGCTGGCCAAGGTCGAGGCGCTTGTCAAGGCCGCCGGCGTGCCCGTGCTCACGCCCGACGAGGCCAGGCAGCTGCTCGGCTATGCCCCAGCCGGCGACGATCAGCTGTGGCGCCCGGCGACGATGGTCAGCTACGCCGAGCAAGAGGAACCGGCCGCGCTCGACGAGGAGTAGCACGTGTCCAGGGCACGGCGAGCGCAGCGATGGCAGGCCGCGTTTGCCCGGGCCGAGGCGGCCGTGGCGGCGTTTACGCAGGATACGCACTCGCTGATGCTCGCCGTGCAACGTCGCTATTTCCGTGCGCTGCTCCGGCGGCTGGGCCGCGAGCGCTTGCAGCGGCTGGGCATCCTGCGTCGGGCCGCTGACCTCGATCCCGAGCTCTCGGCACTTCTGGCCGAGATCATGCCCGAGCTCGAGGAGGTGCTGCTGGAGGTGTATGAGGCCGCGCGCCAGTATCTGCGTCAGGCGGGCGCCGGGCCGCGCGTGAGTCAGCGGCTTGTTCGCGAGGCAGCGATCCACGCCGGCTTTTTGCCCGACGATCGCGAGGCCCTGCGCCACCTGGCCTCGACAGCGGCCAACATGATCGAGCGCGGCGTGCTGGGCTCGCTGCCGGAGATCGTGCGCCCCGGCGACCGGCTGCGGCTGGGGCTGGACCTCGCCGAGATGCGCGGCCAGGCACGGAGCCTGCGCGAGATCGAGCAGGGGCTCATGCGCAAATGGGGCGCGCGCTACTGGCAGGCCGAGCGGATCGTGCGCACGACGTGGACAGCCACAAGCGGCCAGGCCACGTATCTGCGGCTCCTGCGTGAGGGCTACGCCTACAAAAAATGGATCGCCACACGTGACGATCGCGTGCGTGGCCGACGCAAAAACGACCGCCACGACCACCTGCACCTCGACGGCGTGATCGTGCCCATCGACGAGCCGTTCCGGGATCCGCGTTCTGGCGAGCTGCTTATGTACCCGGGCGACACCACCCTAGGCGCTGGGCCTGGCGCCGTTGTCAACCGCCGCTGCACACTCGTTGGCGTGGATCGG